CTGCAACCATTTTGTAACCATTCTATTATATTTTATTGTACTTTATTGCATTATTTGCAAAATCAAGCAAAACAAAGGCATTAATAAAATTAGAAATTTCAAAGAAAATCACAAATAAAAAAGACGGCAAAATCCCTATTAAATACTTGTTTTTTTAAAAGGGGAAATGCTTGAAAGTGGCATCGCGTAGGGGAATCGAACCCCTCTTGCCAGGATGAAAACCTGGAGTCCTAACCGATAGACGAACGCGACAAAACGGTTATTTTTTTGCTATTTTGGTGGTGGAGCTAAGCGGGATCGAACCGCTGACCCCGACACTGCCAGTGTTAATTAATGCCTATTGTAAAGGGGTTTTATCGGTATATGTTACCAAATAGGGACTATTTAAGGGGTGGCGCAGGTGCAATTACACGGTTGATCTTGGGGTTGTGGTGCCGCCAATTGTTGCCCCATTTGCATGATTTGTCCTGGCATTTGCATAAACTGATTAAAAAATGCCATTGATGCTAAACTGATTGTCACACCAACTGCGAATACTATCACGCATTTGCTAATCTTGTTTATCATTTTTAATTGATTCCTTAAAAAATACTCGTTCAGCGTGTTCAGCTTTCTTGCCAATATTAAAGCTACTCACGGGTCTGTGATAGCCCATGACTCTAGTCCAGATTTCACACTTAGTTCTTTCAGAATTATTCATTTTCTTTACCCCATTTAAAAGTTTGCTCAACAGCCCAGTCTTTATAGCCAGTATTATCACCACCGCGTTTAACCAAGGTGTCACCAAAATTACAACCCACTAGCATAAGTGTAATTAAACTAATCCCTGTCGCCTTCATCATCTCTCCTATCATCGTATAAGTCCTCTAATCTGCGCTCTTCTTTCTTCTTTTCTTCGTGCTTAATCCACGATTCAATAACTGCTAACTTATTCATTATGCTGTTACTTGAAACAATACTCATTTGAGGTGTTACCAACAAATTCATCTTAGTCTTTAAAACAATAATATCGTTCATATTATCATCAGCCAATTTACGAATTTCCGTGTCGTTATACTCTTGGAGATTGTCCACCTTGGTTGTTAGTTGCCCGTAACCAAAGACAATGCCACCGACTACGATTACTGCGCCAATGACCTTCTCTAATTCAATCTTCATAGTTTCATATCCGATTTAAACACGACTTCTTTATATTTGCTTTTAGCTTTAGCATAACCGTTACGTCTGGCCAACCAAGGCACTATAATATTGGTAATTATCAGAAAGGCTATAAATGCGTATAAAGCGTTATATCCCCACTCGGTAGCCACATGTGCTGCCGCTTGTTCTTTGGTTTCAATATCGCCAATCTGTGGAGTGTCTGGAATGATTTCATCGTAAGCCATAGCAGTTGCCAAAGCAGCAACACCGGCAATAGGGCTAATGATGTAAGCCACACCAGCAGAAGCACCAGACTTGCCTAAATTCCGTAGTTTAAAACTATTACAGCCACTTAGTAGAGTTAGAGATAAAACAACGGCTAAGGCTTTAATCATCTTTTGCTAATCACTTCAATAATCTTGTCTAATTTATCTTCAATCTTATCAATTTGATGTTGGTAATCAGACTTGCGCACGAACTCTTTATTTAAATCAAGCTGGCATTTATCCATCTTACCGTCAGTATTATCAATCTTATCGTCAAGTTTGCCTAACTCTTTAACTATCCACTTAAAGACACCGATTGAGATAGTTGATACTATCCCGACCAGAGTCAATACAATGTCCGAAGTTTCCATTATTTAGGAAACTGGTCTTTAACAGCCTTGATTGATGCTTTCCAACCAGCAACACCATTGTGATAGATATCGTCCAATTGCTCGGCAATTGCTGGATATGCTTTTGCTCTATCTCTTGCGTATTGAGCGTTGTCGTAGATTGATTGTAAGCGAGAAAGTTCAGCTGTGATTGCTGCTTCTGTTGGTTGAGTTTCCCTTGTAGGACTCTCCGCAATATCCCAGTCAAGAATATTAGTAGCATCGTGTGTATATGTAGTATCTTTCTCTGTTATTAAAGAATATATTGCTTGTGTTAAACTTGGTTTCATATTATGCTCCTATTTCCATTATGTATGAACTAACACCATTAGTGGTTGCTGCATCATTTACCCTAGTTTCGCCCTCAGACCCTCTCTTTATTTTAATGAAATAAGTAAGAGAGTTCCCAAATGTATATGAAGTTTGGTCTACATAGCTAAGCCCAAAGTGTAAGGGAACAACCTGATAATCTGGAATGTTAGTATAATATTGCTGTTCACTCATAAGAGTATCTGAGCCGCTTTCAGTCTTTATTAATTGTGCAGTTACATTATTAGTTAATTTAGTATAACCCCTCGTTGAATATACATATAGGAACGTAGAATTTGCAGCCACGGGTGTTATCGCTATTGATGTTCCCGATATTGTTGCATAACTTGTACCTACTGTTAGTGCCGTGCTACTCTTTGCCCGAACAATCTGCAATATCTTGCCACCACCACCAGCAGCATCTGCAAAACTCAATTGACCAGCGCCATCTGTTTGCAATAATTGACCAGAAGTACCATCTGATTGAGGATATTTAATACCATCAACAACAACATTGCCAGTCCCGTTTGGTGTGATTGCTATATCGCCATTAGAAGCTGAAACAATAGAATTACCATTAACATCTAAATCGCCACCAAGTTGTGGTGTAGTATCATCTACTACATCACCGCCACCCGCTGATGGTGTTCCAGTTGATAATGTTAAAATACTAATCCAAGCACTATTGGCAGCATTACGCTGTTTCAATAAATCGTTTGTTGTATCTGCCCACCACATAAATGCGTATGTAGTAGATGGTTCTGTTGCGCTGCTGTTATTACTAACAATAGCACCAAATGCGTTATTCAAATCAGAGCGAGTATTCGCACCAGTTTGATTCTCAATTACGTAATCATGTGTACTCATGTATCGCTCCTATATTTAAAATTTTCATATTTAATAGCCTCTTGCTAAGTAGTTAAAATTGTGCGCTTGATAGCTTGATCCGTGCTGTGTGCCAATATCAAATCCCGTGGTGGTTTCATTAGTGATTACCGGAATGTCGTTTGAGTCTAAGTCGGTGAATGTCACGCCTAATGCCGGAATGGTTTTAAATGGTTGAGCATAAATCACACTCAATAATCCCGTTGTTAGTGTTGTTAGTGCGTTTGTGCCTTGCACGCGATCTGGCATATCCACTTGCACGGATAATTCAGTTATATTAATTTGATGAAGTTCGTCTGTTGAAGTTGCAATAATCTTAAACTTATATGCTCTTGCACTATAATCGGCCACTGTAAATTTTGCCCAAGCAGTCCAATTTGGCGTACCAGATGGATCATCAGTAGTTGTAGCAATATATAAATCAAGATTTACATCACTTGGAATATTATCAAAATCAGACCACGTGTCCATAAGGGTTGTTCTATCATCAATCTTATCGCCAAGTGAAAATGCTGTAAATGCCACATTAGCAGTTACTCTACTTGTATATATAGAACCTAAATCAATATAATTATCAAATTCATAAGTGCCAGATTTATCTAATCCACCATAAATATCTACCAACTCCCAAACATCCATTAGCCCTATAAAGTCATCCCATAATGTATCGCCCTCAAATTTAAGAATACCGTCAACCGCAACCATATCTGATTTAGTGCCGGTGAAGTTTGGATGTTGTGTTGATGTTGCCACTGCGTTCATCTTGATAATATCTGGAACGGTAGTTGTAACAAAACTTGATACATTTATAGATTCGTTTCCAGATGAATCAACAAACTTAGCCATATATGTGCCAACCAATAAAGGTAATACAGCATTGGTATTAAGTCCAGATACGGCAGCACCAATATCAGTGGATGATTCCCATGCTGCACCAGACGTTAGATTGGAATGTCTAAAGCGCACTTTGCCGCCAACCCTAACATCGAGATCAGTTGACAAATCCCATGATAAATGAGCATAACCACCCAAAGCAATGAAAGATAGTCCGGATACATCTACTGGCGGTATTGTTAGTCCGGCAACCGTTACATTAGATAATGTTGTATAAGACGAACTAACACCCATTGAATTAACCGCTCTAACTCTAAAGTCATAAAGTGTAGGGTCGGCATCGTCCAATCTTGCTGTCGTGTTTCTCGTAGTTGTTAAGAATATCCAATCACTATCAGCACTTTTTTTCCATTCAACATTATATTCTCTTACAAATATATCGGCACTTGCCGTCCAATTTATTTTAATTCTTACCTTAACACCGGCTGATCCGATCGTATCATACAACGATTCTGATACAGAGATTGCTATGGGTGCAGCGGTTGTTGTCATGTCCGGCAAGTTGGCGTTTGGTGCGCTATCTGATACGGCAATTGTGCCAAAGTCAAAGGTTGTTGCATCGTATTCGGTGGCAATAATTTTGACTTCATCAATGCTTCGCAAGCTAATTCGCATGATGCGAAACAACTTACCGGCGTTTGAGTTGAGCGTATCCCAACCTGGCGTGGCGTGCTTAATATAAACCACATCGCCGGCCTCACATCTTAACCCCTCAATCGTGGCACTAAATTCACAAACAATGCCTTGCCTTGATTGGTTGAGATTAATGGTGGTGATCATTTTCGCCCGATCAATGTCTGAGGTAAACGGCAGATCAATGGTTTTTTCAAGTAATAAACCATTATCAAGCGTGCGCAAAGTGGCCGAGTCAACAATGGCCAAATCCGGTTGCCAACTTCTATCGGGGTTGAAAAAATTGGCACGGATTCTATTAAATTGACTGTTTTTATTGCCCATTGAAATTGACCATGCGCCAATAATATTATCCTCACTAAAAGTAAAATTAGCGGTTTCCGGCTTGTTGATCACTAGCTTGTATTTGCCACCAGAAAAAATCAAAAAGCCTCTACATGAAGTTAATAGCTTTTTAAGAATATCCATTGATCCACTTGAGGTATCCACCACGCCATTGCAGGTATAACGCTTCTTACTCACACCGCCAATGGTGACTAATTCATCGCAATAATTGGCCGCCGCATTAAAGGTTACATCATCGATTAATATTGTTTCAATACCGCGACCATAGCGTGTATTGGTTAAATAATCACGCACACATAAGGCTGGATTATCACTCCATGCAGTGGCAGTTGTGCGTGAATCATAAACCTTAACCCCTTTAACATCGGCAGTAATGGTTGGTAAGCCAGAAGCAAATACATCTTGGTCATATTTAAATTTTAAATACACATAGGCTGTGCCTTTGAGTTGATGATTTGAAGTCCACCCACTAACTGCACTTACTAAATTTGAGTCTGCCACTTGCGTGATTGATCCAGTATGTTTATAAACATCCAAAAAACCGCTAAATTTAGCATCGGTTGACAATACATCATTTAAATAAATATTTTCAAATGAATTAATCTCACCCTCTGAGATTGATAAAACCATGTGCAAAAACTCATTATCAGTTCCAGTAACTTCTAGCAAAACCCGAGTACCGCCAACCTTACGCTGGCCATAAATAATGGGGATGGGTTCGTCATTGGCGGCTTTATTGGTAAGAATGCCACTGGCTACGCTGTTTTTGCCAAAGTCTGGAGTGACCGGGGTGATTGGAGTGCCTGGAATGGATGGAGTAAGTAAATCTGAGGCATAATCAAAAATAACCGCGCCAACAACTGCTGCGCCGACAATAACTGCCACACTTGCACCAACGACTGCTGCTGCACCTGCACCAACAATCGCACCAACTACTGCCATCTTAATACCTCGGTGATATTTGGTACTTTGAAAATATCAACAATTTCAACGCCGATATCATCACGCATAATCGCCACTTTAGAGCCGATACAAACCGCGACTGATCGCCATTTTTTCTCGTGTGCTAGCCTTTGCTCCATAACGATAATATCGCCTGTTTGCACATGAGATATTTCAACCGGTTGATAACCTAATTGCTTTAATTGTTGTGAGATATCACCATTTTTTCTGGCGTATTTCCAAGCGGATTTTTGATTATGCCAAAGACCGGTATATTTAGCCCTTAATGTAGTGCCTTTAATAGTGTCAATCGCACCGGCTACAAATAGCGGACAGTCATTTACACCGAATTCAAATGGCTTAGATATTTGCTCTTGCACATAAGCGTGTAAGGCTATCTCTTTATCTGGACTCAATCTACTCTCCCCCAAATAACATCCTTAACAATTTCCGAGGCAAACTCAAAGCCTTTATCGCCCGGGAAATGGATCTGCTGTTCTTCGTGGTTGGTATGCCTGCCAGTTTTACGGCTAAAATCTACCCAGGCATTGGTAGCTGATACTGATACGGTGGATTTGCCACCGTCTGGATCTTCGCTAATACTTGGCTGATTCATACGCCCCTCAAAAATCAATACCGGATCAATGACCAGGGTTTGTGAAGCATCTAAAAAAGCCAGGCGGATTTTAATAGTACGATCAATATAATCTTGATTAAGCGCATTGGATATCCACACTTGATCAATGCCGGATAATGACAAAGTGACATTTGAAACCACCACCTCAGTGGATTCCTCAATATCACTAAAGCCTAAAAAATGTCCAACACCGGAATAATCATTGCCGGCGTAAGTAATGGTTTTGTATGAGTCTGTCAAATAAACGGTTTGATCGTCAAAATATACCTCGACCAAATGAAAAGGCAGGTTTTGATCCTTAACAATTTCTGTCTGAAATGCAGAAGTTGAGCCTCTATCCATTAAACCACCTCAACCAATTTAACATCAAAATTAATAAAATTATGTGTACCCATACTCATGACTTGCTTATCATCGGCAAAGGCCATGGTGAATGGTACATCGTTATAAGTAACCGTTTCATTATCAACAACCGCGCTCATTAATGGTGGCTCAATACTAAGTGAGGTTGAGCCGTCTGTAGTGAGCGTATAAACCTTATCATGGCCGCCAAATTTAATAAAATCACCGGCTTTTAAAGTGCCAGTAAGCCCATCACTCGCCAGGGTTGAATCGCCGGCTGAATACCCTGCACCATTATTTACAAGTAAAGTGCCGGTCGCTGTGCCGGAGGTGTCTTTGTAAATCGGTGGCTGATAAGTAAATGTGCCATATCGGCCTTTTTGTGCGTTGGCAAATGCCCATAATGGGGAGAAATCAGCCCGATTCATCAACGGATAGCTTAGATCAATCAACCATCTTTGCGCGCCACGTGATCGCGCCTGGCGTTTTAGGCTATGAGTCAAACTGGTAAGTGTTGGACTAATGCCGGTGATCTGTATGCCGTTCGCCACTGGCGTTATTGGGTATGATCCACTCATATTGCCACCGCCTGGCCGTTGCGATTAAACGCTTGGCGAATAACGGCCACGATTGTTGGTGCGTTTTCAGCAATAACATTCTGCGCCGTTCTTGGATCAAGTGCATTCACTTGTGGCGAATAATTAACAATAACAGTTTGCCCACCGGCTGATTGGCCTTTGGTATGATCGATCACGGTTTCATTTGGATGCATCACCGCCATAAAACCACCTTTACCATCGACACCGCCAGATCTTGCACCGCCACCGGTAAAGCCACCACCATCAAATGATTTCATGAGTGCGGACACGGCCATAATGCCGGCAATTGCCATCACTGCGTTTGCACCAAATGATGCCAAGGATGACATAAGAGCCGCCGGAGTCCAGGCCGCGGTTTCTGTGGCAGCTGCGGTAACTGAGGTGGCGGTTCTGGCAGTTTGCCCGGCTACGTATGCACCCGTTTTAGCGGTTTCAATAC